GACACACGGTTTGAAATTAACTGCTGACGCAGCAATCTAAGGTGAATTGAATGTCCTTTGTTTTTGATTCAGACGATAATGTAACCTCTTTCGCAGAATACCAAGACGTTCTCGATAGAGACCAACGCATCTTTGATGAAAATGAAGGACTTTCTGATAGTATCATCAATGTTCTTTTAGTACGTGCTACTGAAAGACTCGTAAGCAAATTGGCAAGTAGTCAATGGTATCGTGATTATAAATGGAAACTGAATACTCAAGATGCCTTTGACTCTGCTAAGATTCTATCACGTCATAACGACTTCACTGACTTATGCGTATATGAAGCATTAGCAGAATACATTCTACCAAAAGTGGCTAACTTTGGCAATAGTGAGAATAGCGAGTTTAACAAGATATCTTTCTATAGAATCAAAGCAGATCAACTTTTTGGAGAATTGATTACCCACGGTGACTGGTATGATTTCGATAACGACGGAACTGTTGAAACAAATGAAATCAAACAAGGAACCTTCAATTTACGGAGAGTAAGATGAGACAAGACATCATTGCCTATTTGAAACAACTTAGTCTAAAAAACTATAAAGTTTCAGATGAATTGCCATTTAAACCAAATGGCACTGAACTATTCATCAAGAATGTTAAGAAGATTTATGTAGATGCTGAACAAATCGAGCAAACTGCATTTATCCCATTACTAACAGATGGTGATATAGATCAGGAAGTCACAACTATCAGAGTTTACTTCACTACTGATGCAAAACAACTACCAACAGACTATAGTCAAGTAGTTCAAATGATTAGATTAGCAAAAGATTCTATACCAGTCCCAAAAGGATTCCGAAAAGATGCTACATCTACCAGTGAATACATTGACGATCTTATGTTGACAACCGTGGAATTTACATTCCAAGCACTTGTATAAGGAACAAAAATTATGGCAAATTACATCAATCCCGCTCCAGGAACAACCTCACAAATTGAATTGAAATTAGATTCAGGTATTGCTCTTGGAACATTAACTATGGGCGCAAGCCCTTTAACTGTGCCATCTTTAAAAGATATCACATTGAATGCATCTAACGACGTATTCTCTTGGGCACAATTGGACAGCACTGCGAAGAAACAAGTTGCAACTACTTCTACTAACTCAGTTAGTATGAACTTAGTTGTTGACTCAGTATCTTTCTTTGGTACTACAATTACTTCAGTACAAACTGATACTGTTGCTGCTCAGGGCTTGTTAGGTTTATCACGTAACAAAACCTTGGTTACATTCTCTTTGAAATTTGAGGAAGGCGGGGCAACGGACCGTTTCATTAAAGGCCAGGGGTACATAACCGGTTTAGCGCCAACAGTTTCTGCTGACAGCCCAGTTTGGGTCACTCCTGTAACCATTACAGTAACAGGCGACTTTGTCGTATCTGCAACTCTGTAGTAATTATAACACGAATAAGGGGTTTGTCAACCCCTTATTCACCTTTAAGGACTAAAAGATCATGCAGATTATTGAAGAAAAGACAGACGCAGAACTCTTACAGAGTCTAACTGCAGAACTAGCAAAATCACAGAACGAACTAAAATGCGCAACAGCAGACGTCGCAAAAGTGCAAAGCAGGCTAAGTTTTCTAAGAATCTTGGCAAACGAACTATCGAACAGAATTGGAGCAGAGCAATGAAACATATATCACAATTAGCATCAAAACCACAACTTATTCAAGTCATTTTAGATGATGAAGATGTAGTTACCGAATTCGGTGAACCACTCGCGTTTCATACGTGGGATCGCCAACCCCTAGACTTATTCCTCAAACTTGCTAACAGAGACCAGCAAGATGCAGCATCAATGCTTAATCTAGTTCGTACTCTTATCTTAGATGAACAGGGCAATGAAGTTATTACTGAGGACGTTACTTTACCAACCACTGTGTTAATGAAAATCATTACAAAAATCGTGGAATTGCTGGGAAAGTAATAGAAAGTGAGTTAGATTTCGATAACGACGGATTTATCCAATCCGTCCTTACTATCGATAACATGGCTCACAGATATAAGATGTTACCCAGTCAAATACTTGAATATGGTAGCACTTTTGATTTATATGTAATAGATGTATCTAGTAGGTATCAAACTTATCTACATGATAAAGCACATGGTAACCAGCCCAAGTCAAACATTCCATCTCAAGCAGAGATGATACGAATGATTAAGAAAGCCAGAGGTGAAGAAGAATGAGTACTGTTGGATTTAAGCAAACTGGTGATGGTATTAGTGTTCGCCTTAATGGACTTTCTAAATCATTTGCCAAACTACCTGCAGAAGCAGCCTTAAAGATGAGGGAATTAACTCCTATCAGAACTGGTTACGCAAGACGTAACACCAAACTAAAAAACAAACGAACCATCATTGCTAATTACAATTACGCTATGGATTTAGACGAGGGTAAAAGTAAACAAGCACCACGAGGTATGACTGAACCTTTGTTTGAATGGCTTCAAACTCAATCAGCAGATATAGTAAGGAAAGCGAAATGACATCAGCCACATATGAAATCGTCGTAGATACCAGTAGAGCACTAGCCAATGTAAAGAGCCTCGAATCAGCACTTGCAGGATTAGCAACTGGTGTTGCTGTATCTGAATTAGTTAAAATGAGTGATTCTATTACCCAATTGACTAATAGATTGGGTCAAGTAGCACAAGAAGGTCAAAATACTTCAGCAATGTTCAACGAAATTGCTGCTACTGCTAATCAATTAGGTGCTCCTATTGCCGCAGTTGGTGATTTATTCTATAAATTAGCAGTTAATACACGAGATGTCAATATCTCTCAACAAGAATTGTTGAATATGACATCAACCTTGTACAAAGAACTGATTCTTACTGGTGAAAGTGCAGGTGGTGCTGCATCAGCCATTCTTCAATTATCACAAGCATTTGCAAAAGGTAGACCTGATGCGATGGAAATGCGAAGTGTTCTTGAACATATGCCAGATGTTGCTAAGGCAATGAGTGATAAACTCGGTGTTACTTCTGGTGTTCTAAGATTAATGGCATCTGATGGAAAAATATCTGCCGAAACCCTTAAAAATGCCATTGAAGATGCTGGTAAAGTCATTGATGATAAATGGGGTAAGAGTACATATACCTTAGCACAAGGTATGACAGAAATTGATAATACTTTTACCTTACTAGGTAAGAAATTCAATGAAAATACAGGTGCTGCACAAGCATTAACCGTTGTTATGCTTGATTTAGCCATTGCTTTGACTAAGGTTGGTAACTTCTTCAAAGAATGGGGTGGTACAATACTAAATGTTATCGAAGCCTTAGTTCTTATGTATGCACCATTGCGTATTGTTAGATTCGCATTTGTTGCGATATCAGAATCTCTTGGTTACCTTGGTGGACTATTAGGTTCGGTGACAAGTGGTTTTGGTCGTATGTCAGCCGCTGCAAGTGGTTCATCTTCCGTTGTATGGAAAGCATACAATGCAATTTCCCAAGGTTTATCTTATGTTGGGCAGTCTATTATAAAGGCTATTCATCTACCATCAGCGGGAAATATGTTAGCACCATTGGAAGCAATCGGTGGTAAGGTAATTAGTATTGGTAGATCGATTGGTGGTCTTTTTGCAAGAATAATTCCAGATGCGATATTAACACCATTGGCTAATGCAGGTCAATATATACTTCGATTTGCTTCATCCGCTGGTCAAGCCATTGGTAATATGATTCCAGTGTCTATCGCAACTAAATTTCGTAGTATAGGCGAAGCAATTTCTAAAATGTTTGTTATACCAGAAGGTGGTAGTAACATGTTAACCCAGTTGTATGTTATGGGTCAACAATTACTAAAGATTGCTGCTTTAGTTGGTGCAACAGTTGCTGGTTTCCTTGGTTTTGAAAAACTAAAAGATTATTTCACCGGTATCACTAACGAAAATGAAAAGATGAAGGATGCCATTAAAGGCACCGGTGATGCTACAGGTAAAACAAAAGAAGAGCAAAAGCAATTAGCAAAAGAGTTAGACCCAGTTCAAAAACGTGTTAAAGAACTTAATGAAGCGTTAGGTATTACCGAAGAACAAATGGGTAAGGCTGGTAAAGAAACTGAACTAATGAATACTGCTCAGTGGAAACTTCAAAAAGCAGCAGAAACTGCAACTGAAGCATTGACAAAACAGTATCGTGCAATGAATCAATCAATGCAAACTGATATTCAATTGATTGGTCTAGGTCCTGAACAGCAAGAACGTGTTAAAGCCGATATGGATCGACTTAACAAATACGAAGAAGCCGTTAAGAAACTAAAAGATGATGCAACAAAACAAGAACTAGATCTTGGTGATAAGTACGTAGTTAAAGGTTTGGAAGATTTAAAAAATGCGTATGATGCAGCACAAGCATCTGCTGATAAAGATCTTGCTACTAAACAACGTTTGACACGTGCAAATGATCAAGCCAAATTCTCTCTTCAAGAATTGTACAAACAACAAGATGCAATCAACTCTATTAATAGAGAAGCAGCAAATGTTGGATTGCCATTAGTTGTACAGCAGTATAATAATATCAAAAATGCCGCGAAAGACGCTGAAGAGGCACAACTTCGCTCGATTGCTGCACAACGCGGTATAACGGTAGAACAAATACCAGAAACTGATAGAAAGGCAGTGATTGCTGCAACTACCCAGTTATTAAATGAGCAAAAAGCAGCACAAGATGCTCTTAATGCTAAGATTGCTCAAAATGATATCGTCCAAGCAGTTAACTCACGTAGATTAGATCAGCAAAAAGAAATACGTAAACTACAAGATGATATCAATAAAACTACGCTGTCTGATACTGAAAAACAATACTATGATATCGGTGCAGCAGCAGATGAAGCAGCAAAAGCAGCAATAAGATTGGCTGCTGAAAAACAAGGTATTAAACCCGAAGAGTTGCCAATTGAGCAAGTTAAAGCCTACTACGCAGCAAACTTCGAAGGTATTGATCAATTAATTGCTAAAACAAAAGAACTTCAAGCAGCGCAAGAAGAACAATTACGTAAAGCGTTTGTACTAAAAGAGCATAATGCTAACTTAGATAAACTACAAGCCATTC